AGACGGTGTGTTTTACATCAATGAGTGGTTCTCTATGATGAATTTCCTGACTCATAAAGTCAGTACCAAAGAACTGGAAACTCAGATGAAGCATTTGTTCCGTCTGGCATATTATTTTGATCGCACTACTTATTCTCATTATCATATTCCTCCTACCATGGGTCTTTCTGGGACACCACTGAATGAGACTATGATTGCTCTGCATCAAATTCTTCCTAAGTTTAAGAAGGAGAACAAGGTTCAGAAGGTTCAGTGTGTTGTGCTGACTGATGGTGAAGGATATCCTCCTAAGTTTCACCGTGAGATCCAACGTCACTGGGAGCACGAACCTTTCATTGGCACCGGTTCGATTGGACACAACTGTTTCCTTCGCAATCGCAAGACAGGTCACACTTATTCTATGGATGTTCAATGGAACAAGATGACTGATGTATTCTTGGAGGACCTGAAAACAACTTTCCCTGATGTAAACTTCATTGGTATTCGTGTTCTTGCTTCTCGTGATGCGGGAGCATTTATCAGAACTTACTGTGGATACAATGGAGAACTTCATGATAAAGTTATGAAGGATTGGAAGAAGCAAAGGTCATTCTCCATCAAAACTTCTGGTTATCATTCTTACTTCGGACTCTCTGGCAATGTTCTTTCCAGTGACTCTGAATTTGATGTTGATGATGGTGCTACAAAAACTCAAATCAAATCTGCCTTTGTCAAAAGTCTTCGCACCAAGAAAATGAACAAGAAAATTCTTAATGAGTTTATTGAACTTGTTGCTTGATAAATATTTTTATCTAGTATTAATTGGTTCTAAAAAATGTCACTGTTTGCGAAAATGATGGCAGGTGGATCTGCACCTGAACCATCTCCAGAAGAAACGACAGTATCTCCAGTCTCTGAAGAAACTTCTGATGATTTGGAAGAAGTTGCTCTTGAAGCAGATATCTCCATTAAGGATATGAGTAAAGAAGAACTTGAAGCTTATGGTAGGACTGTCGGTATTGAACTTGATAGAAGACGTTCTAGAAGGAAATTGGTTAGAGAATTAGAAGAATACTTGGCCGATTCTTGAACTGTCCACTAGGCACCAACTCGGTGCCTTTTTTCTTGTATAATAACTTCAGTTAAACAAAACAACCAATGGGTCTCTCCAAAGAAGGCATTGTCAATTCTCTCCAGGATACATATGGTGAGACTATTACTTCTGCCGAGATCAAAGCATGGTGTGCAATGAATGGTTGCAACTATCAAACCATTACCAACAAACTTTCTGATTACAAAGTTGGACGTGGTAAGTGGAACCTGACTATTCAGGAGAAACTCGAACAAACCTATCAGGCACCTCCTGCTATGCCTGCTGTTGAACAGAACCTTATCCCCCAGAAAGATGATTCCTTCGTCAAGTTTGGCAACTTCAGTGATCTTAAAAAAATTATTCAGTCCCGTCTATTCTATCCGACGTTCATTACTGGTCTCTCTGGCAACGGTAAAACGTTCTCGGTTGAGCAAGCGTGTGCTCAGTTGGATCGGGAACTCATCCGTGTAAACATTACTATCGAAACAGATGAAGATGATCTTATTGGCGGTTTCCGCCTTGTTGATGGTGCCACAGTCTGGCATAACGGGCCCGTCATTGAGGCCCTCGAAAGAGGTGCTGTATTGCTCCTTGACGAGATCGACCTTGCCTCTAATAAAATTCTCTGTCTCCAAAGCATCCTTGAAGGAAATGGAGTCTTTCTTAAAAAGATCGGAAAGTTTATTCGACCCACTGCAGGTTTCAATGTCATCGCAACCGCAAACACTAAAGGTAAAGGTTCAGACGATGGACGATTCATTGGAACTAACGTGCTCAATGAAGCATTCCTCGAACGATTCCCAGTAACCTTTGAGCAGAACTATCCTACTCCTGCACAAGAGAAGAACATTCTGATGAAACTCTCTGAGGATACTGATTTCTGTGGTCGTCTTGTTGATTGGGCAGATATTATCCGCAAGACTTTCTATGATGGTGGTATTGATGAAATTATCAGCACTCGTCGTCTGGTTCACATCATCCGTGCTTATGGCATCTTTCAAGATAAAGCAAAGGCAATTCAAGTTTGTGTGAATCGTTTTGATGATGAGACTAAGCAGGCATTTCTTGAACTCTATGATAAGGTAGATGCCGATTTTCAAATGCCCGTTGACGAGACCACTATCTCCTGATATAATAGATTATGACTAATTCTTGGTCCATGCTTTACGATGAAATTTTGAAAATGGATGAAAACGATTTTACTATTAACATTGGTAGTTCAGGTTCTATTGACTTAATCAATCCTATGACACCTTGGAAGTATAATGAAGAGGAGATCCTTCAAGAACTCCTTGAGTATGTTCGAGGAACATACAATCAGCACTATTCTGCTGGTGACGATAAAATTCAGACACTTGATCTGATTGAAGCTTGTGGTGATGGTGAGGCATTCTGTCGATCTAACATCCTCAAGTATGCCTCTCGTTATGATAAGAAAGGCACTGCCCGTCGTGACATTATGAAGATTCTGCACTATGCTGTTCTTCTGATGCACTTCAACGACAAGAATGCACAACGTGAAACTTACAACCAATGAAACTGAAAGAACGTACAATGAAACTGTCTGATAATGCCCTCGCAATCCTTAAGAACTTTGCCGGAATTAACAATTCTATTCTTGTGAAGCAGGGCAACAAACTTCGAACTATTTCTGTGGCAAAGAATATTCTTGCCGAAGCAGAAATCAAAGAAGAGTTCCCCCGTGACTTTGCCATTTATGATCTGAATCAGTTTTTGAATGGTCTGAGTCTCCACCAAGATCCTGATCTCGATTTTCAGCAGGACACGTATTTGAGTATCAAAGAAGGAAAACGTCGTGTAAAGTATTTCTTTGCTGATCCTAATGTCATCATTGCTCCTCCTGAAAAGGACATTACTCTTCCCACTCAGGATGTTTGCTTCCAAATGGATAGTGTGACTCTTGAGAAACTGGTGAAGGCAGCAGCAGTTTATCAACTTCCCGACCTCTCTGCAATTGGTGAGGCAGGTGTAATTAAACTGGTTGTTCGTGATAAGAAGAATGATACTTCTAATGAATATGCAATTGTAGTTGGTGAAACAGATAAAGAGTTTACTTTTAACTTCAAAGTAGAAAATATCAAGATTATTCCTGGTGCCTACGATGTTGTTGTCTCATCAAAACTTCTGTCTCAGTTTACCAACACTCAGCACGATCTCAAGTATTATATTGCTCTTGAACCAGACTCGACTTTTGGATAATATGCGAGTGGTTGGATGTATTCTGATCGTTTGCTCTCACTTTACCATAATTTATGTGAATGTTTTGTCTGGAGTCATAGTACATCTAGCTGCCGATGTTTTTACACTCCCGTATTTTATAAAACATAG